TGTGCTTAATCAATAGTTCTTGATACTCTTGGTCTGCATCTATTTTTACATAATCATGCTTTTGATTACCAAAAATGCATGACAGATACATCGATGATATTGCTGATATCTGCATGTAAAACTGTAGCTGGGGCATGTACCTATCAAGTTGTTTAGTCATGTTTGTTGTTTGATTGGTATGCTTGCACTCCAAACCGATGCGTTGTCCATGTTCTGTAAAGACACCATCAAGCGTACCTCGACATGGAACACCGTTCCACATCATGTTGAATACTTCTTGCTCTGATACCTCTACCTGTTTTTTCCTGGCAAACAGTTGCACATTGAATGGTTCAGTAAATATGCCTAGTTGTACTGGTAATACATCAGACAAATCATCTGGTTCTTTGCGTCTTGTTTTCTCCATCCACAGTGAATATAAATCACCATCGACAATTCGGACGGCATCACTGCCACCGATAAATCCAGTTCTATCTTGCATTTTGAGTTCTCCTTTACTCGTTCTTTGTATCAGGTGTTTGCCCTGTTAACAACCTTTCTTTTGCTTTTTTTGGTATACGAATCAACATGTTACCAAGTGCGGCAGGTAGTTCTCCTGCATCAATCATTGCTTGTGTTTCTGCGATTCGTGCGTCACAGCTTTCAAGTGTGAATGGTTTGCCTGGTTGTTCTTCTGTCTCTTGTTTCTGCGTCTTGGCAAGATGTCGATTAATAGACTCGTGGTTGTGTGCCCACTCACCACTTACCTTGTAAGCAACCTTCGACACAAGATGTGGCGAAAACCAAACTCGAAACTCTTGAGCAGAACAACAACGGTCAAAGACTTTACCAACTAACAAAGAAAACGTTTCTTCATTTGAAATTCGATTATCTAAACTCTGATTTAATGTCTTTCGGAGTTGTCGATAGTATTCCTGCTGGGCTTCTTTGCTGTTACGAATGTGTTTTGGACAATCATACAATGTTGCCATCTTTTGTATGAATAGTTTGTGTATAATCTGCTCACGTTGATGATGATTGAGTTCCATTGTTTTCTTTCTTCATACGTTGTTTGTATTGTTTGATGTTGTACATGACTGTTGTGTGGTCACGCTCAATCATTTCGCCAATTTCAGGTGTAGAAAATCCACGCTCCTGTAACATAAAACAAATTTTCTGTCGGGTTTCTATTACATGTGGATTGTCTTTACGTCTGCCATAGAAATCAAATGATGATACTTCTTCTTCATCAAGAGTTTGTCTAATCAAATCAGTCATTTGAAACTTACGATAACGTTTTTCTTCAGGTGTTTTTGGTCTGGTGTTCATTGAGTATCTCCTCGACTAGTTCTCCTGGGACTATTAATAACCATTTACGATCTGTCCCACGTTTATAGATTGCAACATCTCTGTTTTCTAAAACTGTAAATGGTGATGGAAAGCTGGATTGCTTTCTGTATTTGACCTCGGCAATAAGTTGCCGACCATCAAAATCTAATACCAAATCACCAGAGTATTCTCCACCGAGAGAGCCAGATAACGGCTGTCGTTTTGTGGCAATACCAAGTGAGTTGAATAGTTTTACAAAAAACTTTTCATGGTATGTACCCTTGGCTTTGCTTTTACTTACCATGGGTGTTGTTTCCTTTCAGGTTTTGCTTGGCTTTTGATAAAGCATTCTCGACACATTATTGTGTGTTCTTCTGGTTCACTATTTGTCAGCAATGCAACCCAATCAGATTCTTTGAGTTTGCATACAGAGCATGTAACAAAGAATTGCTTGTTTTTCGGAGCCATCAATCCTCCTTTGGTTGAAATGGAACAACACTGTCGTTGTTGTCATTCCTGTATTGTGATCGGCTTTTGTGAAGTTTCATCCCAAAATCCATCAGATGTTGTTTGAGATGGTACTGTATAATTGCAGTAACACTGCCACCATCATCATCTATTTTGTCCAAGATTGTAGTTGCAGATGCATACACCAATCCAAGTATTGATGGTGTTGTTGGCATAAGTTTGTTGACAATTTCATCGACAATAAATGGTTTGTTTGGGTCAGCAGTAATCTCACGCAGACGATTAGCCAACTCTACTTCAAGATCTTCAAGTGTTGGTGTCATTTGTGTTCTCCTTTTCTATGCGAACAAATTTTACGTCTCCTGCTATTTCATTAATAACATGATATTCATGGTTGCCAGTGTTCCACATTTCTAATGCTTCCTCCTGATTGTCGGCATAGATTTCATATTCCCACGAAACTTCTACGTCAGCTAAGACAACAAATCTTTTTGGTTTAGGCATTGGACTTCCTTTCTGACCATTCAGCATTGTTTATGACACGAAGTTGTGCGGCTCTGAGTGTTGTGAATTTTTGACTGATAACTAGTTTGGTACTTTGTATTTCACCTACAACAATGCGGTAATCACCAGCTCGTTTTTTATCAATACGAGCAATGCGTTTGTTATTTTTAAACGCATAGTAACCACGGAATGTACCATCCCAGTCATAATATTTTTGGAACCGATAGTTGTTGTCTTGCATTTCATTCTCCTTTTGCTTGGGCGATTGACCACAGCACCCGCCCTCACACGGGCGGGGCGGGGCTGTGGACAACGCCCCTTATTCTGCGGCAGTTGCCATCAGGTTCTTTCGTTTCTCACCCTCAAGGTATGCAACAGCTTTTCCAGCCGCAGTCATAGCCCTGGTCAAGGCGTTTGGTTCATTCTTTAGCCCTGTCAACCAAGTATTAATATACTTGGCATGATCTGGTGTTGGTTGCACTTCTACACCAAGTTGCACAGCAAGAATCACAGAGCCAAGTTCGGCAATGAGTTCTTCATATGCATAGTCACTGGTAAACTTGCCTTTGGCTTTCAGCCTGTTCAGTCTGCTTTTATGACCTGTCCAATGGACATGCTCATGCAAAAGAGTTGAATAGAAACTTTGTGTTGCTGTTGCGTCAGGTGTATCAACAAAGACATCAGCCTTTGGCATGTGTATTGTATCAGTAGCTGGCACATAACAAGCACTTGATCCACCATACTGAACATTAGCATTTACCAAATTGATGAATGCTTCACAGTCTTGATGCTGTGTTACTAGATTCTTTTTGGTTGGTGGTGTTGGTTCAACATAATCGAGAAGTTGGGCTTCGTTCCATACTGGATATGTTTTTGTGTATGCGTATGCTTCTTCTGTTTCTGGATTGAAGCCCTTTTCAAACTTTACGACATACCCACCATTTCCTTTCGGTATAGCAGACGCACGACCAACTTTTTCCCATTGCTTGTAAGTTGCCCAACGATTGCTAGTAAATCCTCGAGCATCTGCTATTGCAATAAGATTGAACCAATTGATACCAGCATATTGGTATCCAGTTGTTGCATTAATTGGTGGTTGTAAATTGGATGAACCCAACCAAGGCTTCACCCAATCTTTTCCATGATCCTCCAGGTTTTTGACAAAACGTGTGAGGATGTTTTCAAGAATATCTTTATGCTTCATCGCATTTACCTTCATAAGTTCCCAAGGCTTTCTTTATGACATGCCATTGTTTTGCCAATCGCATTGCTTGTTCTGCTTCGTGGATGTGGTGCAAGCATCTATCAAGCGGTACTACTTCTGTAAATGGTTCATACATTGTTTTTTCTACAGCCTCTCGAGACCATTTGAGATACATTTCAAGATTCTCAAGTTGCGCTTTCATTGGATGTTCAGATTTTGGACGTGCTTCATTAGACATTAGTTGTCTCCTTTTGCTTCAAGATATTCGTCAGACGATTCATATTGGTTAATAATGTTTTGGCTCCACAAGTCTGTGAGTTCTTGCTCACGCATGTATAGCCTTTGTTTTAGTGTTGCATTTTCTACTTTGAGATCTGCATTTTCAGTCATCAATTGTTTGAGGACGCTCATAGTTTTCTCCTTTGCTTATGAACGAGGGCTGCACGCACCCTCACCCAAACGGGGGTGCGTGCAACCTGAGTGAATTATTCTGTTGGGGATTCGCTTATAACTGTTACTTCATTCATATTATCCTGCCAGTGGTCAAAGGTTTCGATAGCTTTGCCATCTTGATATTCAGCATAATCTTCTGGCTCAAGTTCAACCATGTAATGAACGACAACATGTAGTGTCATTGGTTTGTATTTTGTCATGAATGCATCCTCCTTTTGCATTTCAATTCGATAGTCCTGGCTCATTGAATTGTTTCCTCCATTCCAATAACAATACTCCATAGATACAAGGTGAATGCGCTGGCTCCCATCAGGATTTTTATTGGTGCATCACCAAGTTCTCCATAACCAAACAATGCGCCGCACATAAATACAGTCGCAATGTTTGAAACAATTTTTGATAAAGTTTGCATAATTTTTCCTTTAAATTTTTCCTTCTATCGCAATGGAAATAATCCAGAACGACAGATAGATAGCCGTCAGAGTTCCAAACAGAACAAAGGCTTCTAAAATATTCCAAAGTAATTTTTTCATGGTAAGTAATCTCCTTTACTTGTACACATTGTGCATAAGTATTACTGAGTTGTCAACAGGGTATATCGAGCAAAAAAGGGGAAGCGGGGCGTTAGCCCCGCCTCCCTGAGTGTTACTCGGATATCGTGTCCCGACATAGGATTGCGGCATCACGGAACGTTACGGCTCCGTGCATCTGCAACTGCATGCGCTCGCTCCAACGCTCTGCGTTCTCGCGGCGCGTATCGTAGATTGTCGTGTTAGGCTCATTGATAGCCTCACGCTCTTGCTTCTCCTGAATGGCGCGCTCTACATAGATTGCATCATCCAGCTTCTCTTGAGCCTCTGCAACCTTCGTTGTCTGATACTCCGCATCGCGGTCTGCGCGCCATACGAGATTCTCAGCCATGCGCTCACGCGCATACTTGAGTTCATCGCACTTCGGATAAACAGTGTCGATGAGGGATGTAAGAATCTCTGCACAGACCTTCACATCTGCTGAGAACTCAGCTTCGTTGATAGCCTTAGTTTCTTTAACTACTTTAGTTGATTGCTTCTTAGACATGATATAACTCCTTTTCTTCTAAGATTGCTGTGTAGCTTCTACTCGCTACAATACCCCAGGTATCACGCGTTTTCGGGCTGTCAAGGCAAGCCGACCAGGGGTCGGCGCAGTACGGCAACTATTTGACAGCATTGCGGAGAGTATCAAAGCACTCGCTCGGCGACATGAAGTGTCGCCTAGCCCCAGTAGTTTGGGCAGATGTGCCACAAGCACGATGACCAATAGTTGCACCTTTACCGCCCTAAAACGTGTGATACCCTGCATGTATTGTGAGAGAGAGATAAGGGCTTTGCATGCCCCCACGCCCACAGCCCAAGGCGAGGACGTTGGGGGCATAAGCATAAAGCCCGTAAGACGATATTGACCGCGCCGCCTTGGCCGCGCCAATATCGTCACGACCCCATCGTACCCGTACTCGGGGCTTTGTTTGTGGCAACCAGCCTGTACACGCCCCTCGATGGGGCGTGTATGGGCAACAGCATGACTGCGAAGCAGACGAGCAGTCATGCGTAGTTGCAACACTAGAATGCATAATTGCAACTTGATTTTACTTGACGAACCCTCTTAAACTCCGCAGGTATGCACCAGCATACTGAGGATTATGTGTTCGATGGATATCACAAATACAGAGCGTAAACTCACCAAGAGGCAGACTGCACTAGTAGACTACCTCGTAGCAAATGGTGGGACTGTGAAAGATGCCGCGCATGCTGTGGGATATGCTGATGGTGAGAGTGGGAGAGTGAGTGCTAGCAAGGCTCTCGGGCAATCGCATGTGCAAGCGTATATGATGGAGAAGATGAGACAAGAGATGGGTGTTCGTGCTACGTTAGCCCTCTCTACAGTCACCAAGCTAGCTGGCACTGCGAAAAGCGAGTATGTCCAGTTGGAGGCTAGCAAGGATCTCTTAGATCGTGCTGGTTTTAAAGCCCCAGATAAGCATATGCATCTGCATGCTGGCGACATACGAGTCGATATAGATTTAGGATAGAGAGGGGTGGGGGGAAAAAGTGCGCTGTGTCTAGTCGCACATCACCCTTACAAACATTATTTCTTCTCAAGGCTCGAAAAAAAACATATAGTTTAGGAATCTTTGCAGGTCACGAGGTATGAAGTGGTAAGTTTGGTTCCAGAGAATGCGTATCAGTACTCTAGGTTTAGGGTTGGCAACGCTATAACTAATACGCTTGGCATTCCATTTGCGGCTGGTGATATGAATGTTGCTATGCTTGCTGATGACAAGCTGGATGTTTTAAGGACTGCTGTCGAAAATGCCAGGGCTAATAATCGCAGTTATGTAACTTATAAAGATTATCCTGATATGAAGGATGGTACCCGTCCTGAAAAATTTTATAAGGGCGAAAGGCTCGATCAAAGTTATCTTGATCTTTATACCAAGTCTGCAAATGACCCTGTGTTTGAAATGTTTACCCTTGTAGGTGCATTTAACTTTAAGGATACCTCTGATGGGGGTTTTTCTATTAAGGATGCTTACGATTTTAATAAGGCTAAAAGTCTTGAAAGTGATAGGGCTAACCCAAAAGATGCTCATGCTAGGCTTACATTTGCTGCGCAGGATATAGATCAATCTTTTACTTTTAATGTTAGTGGTATTGTACCACCTAAAGGATCTGAAGTAAGTGCATTACAATATGCCTATGACAATGGGTTTTTAAAATCTGCATACAATACAATTGAAAATAAATTTGCTCAGACAGGAAAATTAACTGTAGATGATCTGCCGTTAGAGTTTATTGCCCTTGCCAGAGAAAAGATTGCAAACTTCTTTGCCGCCAATCCTGAAGCCCAAACTGCTGGGTTTGTGGAAATGGAAATGCCTGACTATGAAGATATGCCAGACATTATGACTTTCTTTGAGGCCGCACCTACGGAAGATGGTGGGTTCCAGATATTTGATAAATTAAAAACAACAATGGGCAACATGGCAGAAACATCAGGCAATCTGTTGGATATTGATATTAAGCTACCTTCAGTTGATAGATTAGTAGGAAATATTCCTGATATTAACATTGGTATGCCAACATTTAATTCACCTTTACCTGTAAGTATTCTAAGTGATGATCGTGTCGAGCAAATGAAATCAGCCATAGGTAAACGTCTTTATAGTGACAATATTGATGATATGGCATTTGGTGAAGCCTTTGCTAAAAGCCGTGCTGATGGCTTGGATGTATTTAAGTGGCGCGGTGATTCATACACTACCCAACTAGCGGAAGAAGTAGATGGCAACTGATCCCCGCCTTGTTAGATTAGGACTGAAACGCTACAACCAGGCAAAGCGTACTCCTAATCATCCAACTAAATCTCATGTTGTGGTTGCTAAAGTAGGTGATAAGATTAAAACCATTCGTTTTGGTGAGCAAGGAGCCAAGACTGCTGGAGAGCCAAAAGAAGGTGAAAGCGAAGCAATGAAAAAGAAACGTGCTAGTTTTAAGGCGCGTCATCGTAGAAACATAGCCAGAGGCAGATTGTCTGCGGCTTATTGGGCAAACAAAGAGAAGTGGTAGATAAAATGGATTTTAAGTTTACAAAACCTAAAAGTTTATTT